TACCTTCAGGTGTGTTAGGTGTAGGCGTAGGTGTAGGTGCTGATGGCGTGGTAGGCTGTCGTAGTGGCGGGTTGAATGGATCACGCAACATCTGCGGCAGTGGCGCACGATACTGACTACGTGTGTCAGGTCTACCGTTGTCGATGTACTTCTTATACAAATCATTGATCCACGAATTGGGATCAGGTTCGCCCGGCTTTACAGGTGGAGCTAGTGACAAGTCCAACTTGCGTTCTACATTAGCAACGTTGGGCATCTCTGGCGGTGTTGCGTTGTATGGCTTCCATCCTTGTGTACTACCATTCACATTAGGCGCAGGCATTGAGAACGGCTGCATACCACTCACACCAGCGGATGCGTCATTAGCATCACGCATAGGCGTCGGCGCTGCTGTCGATGCTGGACCTGTGTATAGCTCCGCATCCTCGGGCCGCACATCAGCCTGTTGTATAGGTGGCAACTCTGGCAACGGCAGTGGATCAGCGTTAGGATCATACGGTTCAACACTGCCAGCCTGTTGTGACGACGCATCAGGTAGATCAGCAGGCGGCACTACATCACGACCCAGTGACAACGGCTGAGGCGTCGGTGTGGGCGCTTGTTGTGCTACATTCGGTGGCGGCGCTGGTGTTGGTACTACATCAGGCTCTGGCACATGTCCGCGTGGTGTTATAGAGAACCAACTCGGATCATCTGGGAACTGTCCCTTAGGCAACTTACCTTGTGGCAATTCACCCGGTGATTGGAACGGCACCTTGTCACCTACACCTGTGTTGTATATAGGCACAGGCACACCGGCATCAGCCTCAATCGGCCGCGGTTGTGGTATAGGTACATCGCCGCGCATCGGCGCTTCTGGAGGTCTTGGTTGTGGTATAGGTGCGCCACCTATATACGGCTTGTAGATATATCGAGGTTCTAATTCACTTGGTCTAGGTCGTGGTATAGGTATAGCAGGAGCCATCTGCTCAGCCATACGCTCAGCATTCCTACCTTGCGATGCTATAGCTAACGACCCAGCACCTTGTGGCATAGCTACAGGAGGTGGTTCAGTCGGCGTACTTGATGGTGGCTTGTACCCTTTAGGTGCCAACTGCACACTACCATCAGGCAGCTTGAAGAACGGCGCACCATTCGCCAACGTGCCGTACTTCCACCCCGGAGGTAGCACGTTCGTAGGTGGAGCAGGTGTCGCTGTGGCTGGTGCTACTTCAGGAGGTGTTGCAACTTGCGGAGCTTCGTTGAACCGCCTACGTGGCGTTGTGTGTTGTATATCTCCAAACGTCGTACCTTGTCCTATCGTACCTACAGGCTTGACGCCGAACTGTGTAGCAGGATTAACAACACCAGCAGGCTGCTGAGTACGTAGTGGACTAAATGCCTCACTCGGTTTGAGTGGTGGATATGCTTGTGGCTGTGTTGATGCAACACGTTGTGGCTGCTGTGCTTGTTGCTGCTGTCCGGGTATAGGTGCATTGCGTTCGTTAGGTGCTAGTGGTGTCAACTTAGAGAACATCACATCAGGTCGCAACTGTCCACGATTAGCACCACCTAGATCATAATGCATCAAATCCGGTACACCTGTCAGGCTACCTCTACTCTTGTCAAACGCACCACCATAGCCAATGCGATCTGCTAATGCTGGGTCGTTCTCCAACACCCACGCTTTGACACCGCGTGCCATGCGTGTGTATAGCCCCGTAGTATCATCCCCCGTATGCGGAATAGGTTCACCATTGGGCTTGTATATCTGCCAGTCACTCGCATTGCCTTTAGCGTGATGACTACCTGTGTCACCGGGACGATGACCTGATGTAGCTCTAACCGCATAACCCGGTGGCAGTGCCATAGCAGCACCACCACGCACAGCAGCTACCAATCGTGGATTAACACCGTTAATACTGGGGTGGTCTGGAGGCGCTATCGTCCTCCCGTTCTGGGTCGTCGTCCCCGAATTGGGGAAAGGGACGTTGCTACCAGTACTGCCTCCTGTGTTTGGCACATCAGCAGGTGGTCTAGGTGCTGCACCCGCATCACCTTGTCCCATCGACGTACGCAGTTTAATACCACTATCAAACCACGGCAGTGCTTTCTCCATGATGCGACCTAACACATCATCAACACGCGCATGCCCCGGTATGCCGTTGTTCACCAGCGTCGAATAGTTGTCACGCTTAGGTGTCTTCAACATCACATCAGCAGCAGGCATGTGGCCGCTCTCACTGCGATGCGCGTGTACTAGTCTACTCCCATCTGTCGCACCCCACTGATGTAGTGCGATCCAATACGGCACCGCGCGTGGATCATTCGGCAGGTCTTGTCCTGATAGTTGCTTATACGCATTCGCGTTGTGTCTTAAGTTCTTAGCAGCAGCTTCAATCATCACAGCAGGGTTCATGATGTCTTGATCTGAAATCCCGTACTGATCACGCAGTTGTTTAGTGAATTGAAATATCCCCTCAGCACTACCTGCACCATTCCTACCCAACATCGCACCGCCAGCGTTCTCATATCCGTACAACGCAAGCAACGTGCCTTTGGGTATCTTGTACTTGTCCTCAGCTTCATCCATCTTCTGCACCCAATACGGATGCATCTCTTGAAACTCAGCAGGACCGCGTGTGGGTCGCTTCTGTGGGTATTGATACTTCATCGTGCCGGGTTCTTGCGCATTCGCCTTGCGCTGTCCCGGCAATGGTACAGGTTTAGACTGCGCACTGAACTCACTCACGCCACCAGCAGGCAACACACCAGCAGCCATGCGTGCATTAGGTGGTAGCTGATCATCAGCACTCGTTTGTGGGCCAACAGGTGACGGATTGCTCACGCTACCTGATGTAGGTGTGAATGCATTTGTACTAGGTGCAGCACCGGCACCCGGTAAGAACCCACCAACAGGCGGATCACCAGGTCTAGGTGGCAATGGCGCTTGTGGTGCTGCTTGTGGTGTAGCTGGTTTAGCTAGTGGATCACCTTGCGCACCGGGACTACCGAATGGATGTGCAGTAGGTCCATTCGCAGGACCACGTGGCCCATAGATGTACTCCAACTCCTGCATACGGTTGCCATGACGTGTGCCTAACAACTCGCGTTGCAGTGCTTCATTACGTTCACGATCCTCCTTGCGTGCCAGCAGCGTCAAGTACAGTCTAGTAAGCGCATCATCAGCCGCAGCATTCCTCGCCATGAAGAACGCAGTCTGATCACTGCCGCCGCTAGGGATAACACGAGGCATACGTCACCTATCCAACAGCGCCACGTTCTTCATCAAGATACATGTCACCTTGATTGTAACTACCACTACCACCGAACCCAGTTACACCACCACGGCTGTCTTCATACGCTTTCTGCGCACCCATGCGATTGAATGCACTACCCAGCGAACTACCCAACCCAGCAACAGCGTTGCCGTAGCCTGTGAGTGGCGACAGATAGTCAAGCTCCCCGCCCTTCTTACCAAGTGCAGCAATCGCAGCATTACCTGTTTGCAAGCCACCAGCCATCGACTGGTCTAATGTACCCTTGGTGTCGAGTGTTTGTGGTCTGTAGTTGGTCTCAGGCAATTGACCAGCACGCGTTGCGAACATGTTGTACAGGTTAGACAGACTACTCAACTTACCCTGTCTCTCCTTCTCACCAACACCACGTGACATCAACTTCGCCTGTAGTGCAGCGTTGGCGTATGCGCGGTTGCTCTCACGCTGCATACCTGAAGCTATCTCATCGAAATTGCTGTTCTGCTGCGTACGCATAGCTTGCGTCCATGCACGACGACCAGCATCTGCGCTTGCTTCACGTAGCCCCATAGCCTGCGCCTGATACAGGTCATTCGCATAACCTTCATCACTCTTCGCAGGTGCAAGCGCATTGACGAACATCCTCTTCAACGTGTCAGCAGTGCCTTCATCCTGCAAACCACGCACGTAGTTGCGATCTGCAACTTGCCTACGCTGCGGTAGATCGTGTTGTAGTACCTTCTTCTGCTCCGCGTCTTGGAGCTTCATCATGTCTAGTACGTCAGGAGCACCTGTAGTAACCCACCCTTGACCGGGTACGAACTTCGTCCTTGTACCGCGTATGTCTGTACTACCAAGCTGTTGCTCCTTACGCTGCTTCAACGCCATTGCAATAGCTTCAGCGCGTTCACGTTCACGCTGTTGGTAGTTCATGATCGCGACAGCCCAATTCATGTCGCGAGTTTCAGCTTGCTCTTCAGCTTGCATCATAGCGCCAGCGAAGCCTAAGCCGCCGCTAATGATGCTGCCGATGCCCATGTCCATCATAGGTGTAGTCCTACGCCGCTATACAGTGTATAACGTGTGTGTTAGAACGTACCTTCGTTCGCACGCACGTTCTCATTCGCACGTGTAGCTTCATTCTCGAACGTGTCATACAGCGCCGACGTACCCGTTGTGCCTGTGCTTTGATTACCAACCTTCGCAGCAGCTTTACCAAGTAGCGAGTTGACGTCAAAGAACTCCCTACCACCCACTGCACCACGCAACTCACCTTCAAGCCCAGCACGACGTTCATCAGCGTAGCTACGAATGCGGTTAGCTTCTGCAGTCGGGTCGTAAGTTGTGCCGAAGTCCCAGTTAGCTGCTTGATCCAACGAACCTTGGCGACGCGTGCCGATGTCGCCTGTAATATCCTCCAACACACCACGGCCGATGTTCTGCAAATCTGTGTTCGCTGTTGCCTTGGTCCTGTCGAGGTCACGTAGCGCACGATTGTATGTCGCTTCATTGGTGCTACCACGTGCGCGTGATGCTTGCAGATCAGTCATCGCATCTGAGTACTGCTGATCGAGAATGCTCGCGAGGATAGCATCGTCTGACGTAGAGCCGAACTGTTCCTCTGCAAAGTACGGTGAGATCGCACTAGAGAATGCTGTGCCGTACTTGTTCCTCTGTCCTGTCCTAGCAGAACCAAGTATCTCATCCACGATGCTAGAGTTGAAAGCACCGCTGTAGTCGGCACCAGTCTGCAGCCCTGCATTAGCTGTATCATACCTGTTATTGACTTGATCCCACACGCCGTACTGATCACCTGCGCCGATGCCTAGTGCATTCAGCCGCGAAGCAGCACCACTCTTAGCACCACCATACGCAGCGTTCTTACTGCTCAACCACGCAGCATCACTAATCGCCTTCTTGTCCTCTTCCTTCTCAGCAGCTTTCTCTTCACGACGTGTCTCACGTACGTCTTCCTGTTGCGCTTCCCAGTCACGAGCTTGCGCTTGCTCAAGTGCGGTAGGCTGTGGAGGTGGCTGATATCCACCACCACCCTTTGTCTCTAACACAGGTATAGTGTCATCAACTTCGGCCTTCTTAGGCTTGTCGTTGATGTTGTTGATGTGAGTAGCAACCACGACATGCGCGTGGTCGCTAGTGTTGCGCTTGTTCAGCGCCCACTGCGCGATGTGCGGTGCGATCATGACTTGTATCCTTCTCCTTGTTGCCGTCTAGTACCTTAACACCGATGTAGCCTTGCTTCCTGTAGCCCATACTCTCCATCAGCCTGAACACGCGCTCGATGAGTTTGTCATCTTGATCGTGTTCAACCTGCATATATATCCTCTCCGCGTTGCGTTCTGTCGCCCATTTGTCGAACGCGTGTAGTAGCATCAAACCTGCTAATGACTTCCTCGCATGTGGCAACACATACCACATCTCCTGTATGGCGTAAGACCTGAAGCTGTACATGCTCTCACGCATCGTTGCTACAAGATAGCCAACAGGCTTATTGTCTGTGTCGTAAGCAACCCATCCGTTGATGTGTTTCCTCTCGGGGTCCTTAACGGCATAGAACACGTGGCGACCGATAGCACGAGGATCAAACTCGCGACCACAACCGTGCTCGTTACTTGCATGCGTGGCGACATCTTCAATGTCCACACTATCGCGCGGCGTTTCTACCTGACGAACTGTGATCTTCATCTCAACAGCCTATGCATGGATAGCGAAACCAAACACCTTCCATCCCAGCAGGAACAGCAAGATGTACAACAACACATCCCAGCCCCATGTATAAGGTGCAAACGTAGGATTGTTGCGAATGAAGCCAAACACCAAGATCAACAACATGATGACCCAGAAGATGAACCCGATAGGCATGTCTACCTCCTACCTTTTCACACCGCAGCGTCCAGCCTCTAACACATTCCTCGATTGCAACCTACACACTGTCTCTGCGTTGATCGCATCTACTTCAGACTTCGTATAACTCTCAGGTACAGCTATCGCTGCCGGTTGTCTGAGTGGCTCACGAAAACCAAAGAAGCCACCATAAGGCGCAGTGTATGCACACGATGTTGTCATCGTTGATAGCATCACTATAGCAGCTACACGTATCATCTCTTTTTCGCTGGTGGCTTATCAGGTGTGCGGCCCTCAAGCACAGCAAGCCTCGCACGTACTGCTTTCAACTCCTGCAACAACACAGGGACATACTTACTATAGTCCACATAGTGTCGATCTTCTTTCTCATCATAGGTCACAGGTGTAGCGTAGACTTCTTTAGCTTGCTGACCGAGCACACCATATGCACGCTCGCCAGTTGCCTTCCACTTGAAGTCATACACCTCAGTGTCATCAATGATATTACCTGCATCAAACGATTTCAGGTCTTCTTTCAGGTTTGCGTCTGACGATGTGTTGAACGAGCACGCTGTTGCTGTGGTAGAGATGTTGCCAGTAGATACGCCACTACGACGGCAATCCATAAGTCCGCCATCGACGTTGCGATTGGAGAAAATCGGTGCATTACCACTGGCAATGCTGACTGTAAAATATCCAGTACCGATTTCAGTTCCTACAGTAGTATTACCAACACCGGGGTATGTCCCAATAGCAGTTCCAAGGCCGATAGCACTACTGTGAATGTTACCAGCAACACCCAAACCACCAGCTACAGTCAATGCGCCTGTTGTAGGTGATGTTGATGCTACTGTAGATGACAGTGCAGTAGCACCTGTTGCACGGCTGATTGTCAGTGGTGTTGCCTTTGCTACACCCGCATCTGTATCACTGCGAATGCTAAAGTTAGACCCCGCATCGCTGCCTGTCTCTGCAGTACTATCTCCTAAGAATAGCTCCCAACGAACTAAACCACCCTTCATCCCCTGTATAAGAGGCGATCCTGTGCCAGCACCAGCTTGAATTATTAGATTACCATAGGCGTTGGCAATTGTCGTTTGACCTATTGTAACATAGCCAGTTGCGCGGTCAATTTTTAGTGCCGCCTCGATGATATTGCCTGCATCATCATATCTATCAATCTGAAAACCTGATCCAACATTTCCACCGCTTTCTGCAAGGCCATTTGCTAAATTAATCCGCCAACGAGTAAGTCCACCCGTCTTACTGAATATCTCTGCTGGACTGCCAACAGGTCTATCTAATATCACGTTGGGCTTTGTTTTGCTGATCGTCAAATCACCACTCATAGTGTCGCCAGCTTTCAACACCCAGTCTAGTGTAGTTCCTCCTTTCACCGTCCATCCTGTGCCATTGAACACATACACCATGCCGCCACTGGTGAATGTCTGGCCGATAGTAGGTGAAGCAGGAAAGTCGATTGCCATCTCAACTTCTCCCGCGCTTGGATGTAGGTGTGCCAATTGTCTTAGCTTCTAATGCTTCAATGCGTGCGACTAGTTCACGCTCGCGTTGTCTTGACGCTTTCAGCTCCTGCAATAACACGGGGACATATTTGGAGTAGTCAACACCCCACCACTCATCTCTCTCAGCACCCTTCTCGGTCGATGCCTCTGTATGTGTGACTGCGAGCGGATATACATCAACAGCCTGCTGAGCGATGACACCAAATGCGCGCTCTTTAGTAGACTTCCATGCGAAGTCATACACATTCGTGTTGTCTATGATGCTGCCTGCGTCGAATGATTTGAGGTCTTCTTTAAGCTCTGCTCCTGAGGAGGTGTTGTAGGCAGCACTTGCGCCGTCTGATGTTATTGTTCCTACTGTCGCACCATTGGCTACTTTCATATAAAGCATATAACGAGTGCCAGACGGATTAAAATTCTGTGCAACATAACATGCGCCTGTGCTGGGAGCTGGATTGCGCATATATGAAAATATAGTATCACCTGCGCTGTCGCAGGTAATGCTGCTAGCGTTAATATTCCCACCAACACCCAAACCACCAGATACAACCAACGCACCTGATGTTGGTGAATTGGAAGGAAGGGCGTTCTGAACACGGACAACTTGATCAGTTGTAATAGCAAGTGTCGGAACTGGTGATCCGCTTAAACCAGTACGTAGCCAGAAGTGACCCTGTAAATCAATTCCCATTCCACACCAATTGTTGCCACCTCCATCATACAGCAACAAGTTTGCATCAGCTTGTGCGACTGCTGCGTTGAATGCCGCGCCATTGGGATTGCCGAGTACATTAGATTTGGCAAATGATCTGATTGTACCAGTAGCATTAATCCCACCACCAACACCTAATCCTCCTGCAACAGTTAATGCGCCTGTTGTAGGTGTTGTTGAAGCGGTCGTGTTTAACACCTGAACTGTTGAAGGTGCATTAAAGCTGATAAGGTTGGGTGTACCCACGCCAAAACCTATATCACCATTTGTGCGATTGATTACAACTGCACTATCGACGAAAACACCTGCTGCGTCGTATCGTTGTAGATGAAATGCTTCGTTCGCTCCTCCATCACCGACTACTACACGCCACATCGTTCGCGATCCAGAACGCCCGTAAAGGCCGCCTGCTGTTACTGTTGTCTTGTCGAGGAATATAGAAGGCGCAAGTTTGTTAATCGACAAATCACCAGTCATCGTGTCGCCAGTCTTCAACACAGCATTCTGGTTGATACTAGCTGCAGCTCCTCCCGCTTGTACCCACTGCGACGTATTGCCGTCATCGTAGTAGACCCAGAAGATGCCGCTATCACTCTCCCACCACATGTCTCCATCTTTAGGATTGCTCGGTGGATTGTCAGCAGTTGTAGTTGTGCTAGTACCAAGCGGACCAGCATCGTCCCACTGCGTACCATCCCAGATGTACAGATGCTGATTGTCGGTAGCAATCCACATGTCACCTATAGTGTTACCTGTAGGTGGCAATGCTCCTGCGCTAGGCACCGTGCCTTTGATAACGAGTGGCGGTCCAAGCTCACCCTGTATACCTTGCGGACCTATAGCACCACGCGAACCTGATACGTCGATGATCCAATCGACAAACGTCCCTGCGCCGCTTGATGTGATAGAGTTGATGACAAGTGACGTACCACTGTACGACGACACCTGTCCCCACATCCAATTGTTAATGGGGTCTAAGTTGGCACGCACCATGATGAACTTGCCAACGTTGAAGTACTTGTTCGCCTGTGTGACGAACGTCTTCGCAGTCAGCCCGATAGTGTTCGATGATGTAGATGTACCAAACAACTTCGCAGCTTGTGCAGCACTCTCAACCGCGCTCGCCTGTGCGTTCGTCGCACTCGTCGCAGCATTCGTCGCACTCGTTGCAGCTTGCGACGCGCTATTAGATGACGCAGTAGCATTCGCATTTGTCGTATTGACAGCTGCAGTAGCGTCGAAGACAAGCGTCCACTTCGCCGCGTCAGTTGCAAATGCTGGGCTAGATAGATGGCTATCGATACACAGATAGTACTGATACGCGTTGATGAATACAATGTCACCTAACGAATACGTAGCACTAGTCTGCCACTGTCCACGGAAGATCGGCACACCAGTTGTCTGTATCGTCCAATACGTGGGATGCAATGCGCGATCATCAGCAAACGTACCAGTTCCTGCGCTGGTGTGCTCGACTAGACAACGATACAACACACCTGTGGTGCTATCAAACACACGATCACCGACGTAATAACGTGTGCTATATATCCACTCACCACGGATGTTAGGAATGCCAGCTTGCAGCAACATGCTATCAAGCTGCGTCCAGTTGGCATACTCGAGTGTATGCCACCTAGGTGTGTCGAAGTTGACAAGCTTGAATGCGTAGTTGGGAGTATAACCGCGAATGTTGGCTACCATTGCGCACTGCCCACCATGTGTGGGGCAATGTAGCCCATGCAATATATGTCTAACTCAACCGCCCGCCGCCGCCCTAGGCTAATATTTGTTGCATATATATATAACAATGTCAACATGTTATACACTGTATAACTCACCCACGCATCAAACTACCACGTTGATACATGAAGCTAATTGCATTGATAGACAGCGGTCCAGTTGATTGCGCCTCTACAGCAGCTTTGAGTATCTTGAACTTGACAGGTACCTGCCACAGTTTTTGTTCTCGTGTTCTGCGTCCTGCACCATACACCTGTGGACCTGCACCATACGCACCTGCTTCATTCGGTACAAAGGTCAACTCACGTGCTGGCATCTGTTGACCAGTTGCAGCATCACGATAGATGTTGTCGGAGTATAGTCGCAATGTAAACTGCGCATCACCTGATGCATCTACATGTGTAAAGCGCAACGCCTTTGTCGCCTGTCGTGAACCGAAGTCAGCCCAAGGTAGCTCCCACTTGCTTTCAATCGGCTCACCTTTGTATTCCTCCCATGCGTCGGGCTTGATAGCACGTGCTGCTGGGAAGTTGGCTGCTATAGTCTGCACGTTCTCTAGACACTTATACACCAACCCATCCGCGCTGTCGAAGATACGCGTGCCTGCGTTGTAGAGTGTGTTGCTAGTCCACGATGCGAGGTCATACATGCCTAGCCAATCAGCATGTACATGCGTGTCCATCGAACCATAGCGCATCATGTAGCCATCGGGTGTGAACAGGAACGACCTACCCTCGATGGTGCCACATCCGCAGTTGAACAGTAGTTGATTGACAGCATGCGGCTTAGCTGTCTTGAACCTAGACCATGCGAATAGCTTCAACTGCGGCACGTAGTGATAGATGTACCCAATGGTGCCATTGTTCACAGGTCGCACTTGGATGTTGTTGCCACCACCTGAGATGTTCGTGGCTGGCGGTGTTGTAGGTAGATCCTCACCTATTGATACAAGTATGTAATCATCGTTGATAACGCTAATCACCTCGCGACGACCGTTGATGTTCACTGCGTCAACGTCACCTACTGCTGCTGAGCCTGATACATCTACCAAGTCACCTTCTTCAAACTGATGACTGTCGATGCGCATGATCAACGTGCGCTTGGTGATGTCATTGTGACCCATGTCACCATCGAAGAACAATGGATCGGTTGTCAACCTGCGTACGTCGCTTGCGTCGTACTTCGGCAGGTAGAAGTGAACAGTCTTGTTCTTGCTATCGTAGAAGCCGAATGTCTTCAGCCTCATTGTCTCTTTCTTCAACCTCGCAATGTGCGCTGACATCATCGTCTCGATGTAGTTAGACACACGCTCAGGTACGACAGCGTTCGACACAGTAGACAACTTCGCACTAGGCACACCGTTGAAGTCAATCATGAACACGTCGCTGCCTATCTCCACAACACTGCGCGGCGCATTGCTACCAAACCCGTTGAGTGTGTCTAATGGCTGCGGATCGTGTAGTGATACAGCACTGCCGCCTGTGTCTGACATCGTGCCTAACTTCATCAACGTCGTCGCTGTTGGTGTGATGACTAACAATGCGTCCTTGATGGTAGCGAACGCACGCACGGCTTGTTCAGGACTAGCGACGATCTTCGACATGTCGATGTCAACAGCATCCATCGGACTTGGAGCGGTCGAGAACACTACGCATGTGTCTTTGGCAGCGATGCGAATGTTCGTCACATAGTCAGGCAGATCGCGTAAGTCTGTATCGTGTACAGTGAAGTAACGAAATGCTGACTTGCATGCATCAAATGCTGGCACCTCGATGTTGCTACTACTGTTACCAGGATCTACCAACGGCATCACCCAGTCAACACGTGTGAAGTCTATCGACAACGGCTTATCGCGGCCATTGCTACATACCAACTCCTTACCAAAGATGTCGCTTGCTACAATGTCAGTCTGTGTCCAACCAATACGCGTGTTGTTCTGTGCGTATGCTATAGCGTGGCTCAATATACGCTGCGCGTTCTTATCTCTATCCACACGAACGATCTCACCCGTGGATGACCAGATAATGACGTAGTTGGCGAAGTACTTGCACTCTACAGGCTCGCCGCCTAGCATGAATGTGTCATGCGTAATAGTGACGTTATCGCCTGCACTCCATCCACCTGTAGCTGACGGTGAGTTAGACACAACGATCTCGAATTGATTAACATCAATCACACGTCGCACACCATGCGTGCGGTTCATCATCTCAGGTGTGACGCCGTTGAATGTAATGTCCCATCCGCTGATCGTGACATGGGACATTGCATTCATTGCAGGATGCGCGCCCCAATACACAGTGACGATCTTGTTCTCTGCTATGGTAGTTATTGCGATGTCAACCGTTGTCGTTGTCGCTGTGCCTTGTTTCAACTTCAACCACATCTCAAACCCGTGCCGCGGACCTACACGACGATCGGTGTATGTGATCATGTTGTCGAACACAGGTGCGAACTTCGACGTCAAGTTCTGTTCACTGTCAACGACGTTCAACCCACCACCGAAGTCGCGAATGGTGGTGTTCTGTAACTTCGCAGTCGGTCGTTTCTGTTTAGGTCTGCCTACAGGCTTATGCGCGCGAGCGGTCATCTGCACCATGTTATGACCACCTGTTCACGACTGAGCGTGTTGACTGCACACTGTCCATAGGGATGTTGAATTGGCTGCGGTTGAACTGGCTCAATGCATCCTGAAATAACATCTTGAACTTGTCACTCTCACCCGGATTGGTGCCATCACCTTCAAGCACGTCCCAACAACTGCCCAGCAACAACAACTGCGTGTCTATGTAAATCTCATCGCTGTCTTCTTCAAAGTCGTCTGGCTTAGTTCTGTATGTCACATACACCGTGCCCGTAGTTGTAGGAGGTACAACGCGAAATAACTTCGTCGCGTTCATGCCTGCTGGGCGTAGGCTTGGGTAGTTGACATCAATATCACGCACGCTCATGGGCGCGATAGGCATCGGCTTGTGTGATCCTTCGTGAAATACACTATGCAGATCACGCCAATCCTTAATCAAGCTCGTTGTGTCTGTGACGATGAAGCCATTCACACCGTCTAACACGTGTGGCTCCTGATACGTCATGTACTCAGGTATCCAATACTCCCTGAATATGAGGTCGAACTTGTGTTGTATGGCTAGCTGTATGCGTGGTTCGGCGTATATCTGTGCATCCAACCCTTCTACGAGTGCCAATCGCTGTAGAACCTTCGTCACAAGATCGCCAAATGTGATCATGGTTTGTTCCACACCTTATATATAGCGTGCAGTTAGCCCCCACGTTGCTACATGCGTGAGGGCTAACACGTTGACAACGTTACTCTTTCTTGCCCGGATATGCAGCAGGCTTCGCACCAGCCTTGTCAGCAGGTGCAGCAGTGGTCAATTGGCTCTTCTTGACCGTCACCACACTGCCATCCGCGAGCGTAGCTACAACACAATCACCGTCTTTCTCATAGCCAGGATCACTTGCGTGTGCATCACGCACTGCGACGACATTCTGTCCTCCATACTGCTGAGCATATTCGACAGTCATGCTAACCTCCTCCTGTTGTAGTTTGTTGAAGTTACACAGTCACGTGCGCAGAGCCGTGCAGATTGCTACGATCCACAAAGCACGAGAAGCGATAGTAACGCGTACCATCAGGCGCGGCAGCGGGTGCATACGTGCCACGTGGATCACCTGATGTAAGCGATTGCGTGACTACGCCTGCAACGAGTGCTCCAGCAGCGGCAGTAACATCGCTCGTCAACTCACCGCTGATAGCAGTGTGCAGTACTTTGTAAGGCACACCAAGAATAGCACCAACGCCAATGCTGAACGTACCCGCTGCAGGCACACTCACATAAGCGATGTCTTTGAACATCTTCTTACTCAACACAGCACCTGCGATGAGTGTGACGTTCTCTTTGATAGCTTGACCGAGGTAGTCGTAACCGTAAATCACACCAGCACCACCGGCACCAGCAGTGACAGAGATTTGACGACCATACCGGCCCATGAGAAAGTCAGTCAACGCTACAGCAGGCACAAGATTACCTGCCGCTGCGAGAACCTGACCATTGACAATCACACCCGCGCCTGCTGCAGCAACAGCCGGGATGTCTACAGTCGTAATGCCGTCAGTGCCGACATCAGCCGCGTAGCACATATCAGCTACGCGATAGTTGACACGACGCATGCTAGGAACAGCGACTTGAACAGCCATAACTACTTCTCCACTTCCTCAGGCTCAGCTTCAGTTGAAGCGAGCAGCTTGTTGACAATATCTGGGTCGCCTTCAAGCAGCTTCGTCACTGCTTCAAGTGCCTGCTTCTGTCTATCAGACAACCCACCGCTAGCTTGCACCATGCCAACAGGAGTATCGTCGCCGCCTTCTAGCAACATCGGCACTAGATTGCGGTCGAGCCTCATACGCAGAGCGTCTTCATGAGTGAGAAATACACTGTCGCCTCGTAGAGTGCGAACCATGTATCCATCGATCTCAACTTCAGTAGGCACATTGCGAAAGCCGACTTCATCTTTGATAGTGCGATTGACTATAGTCGTACGCTTCATCGGCTCAATCGTGTATGCAGGCACTGGACGTTTCTGTTCGTCCATCGTCATCGCCCGCATAGGCTTGTTAGCAAAGCTTACTACTGGTGTTGGTTCGGACGCCATTCGTAGTTACCCCTGTTATACAGTGTATAGCCTCAGTCGTTGACCACTGCATGTGTACGATACTGCTTCCACGTGCAGAACTGACACTGCGTGATGACACGTTGGCCGTAGCCGTCGATAGTCCACGGCGCAGTGAGGTCAACGTTCTTCATGTTGTTGTCACCAAGGATGTGCAGACGCAAATACGTATCGTTGAGGAAGTAAGCACGATCCACTGGGCAGCTTTCATCATAGATGATCGGCACGCCGTTGTGACTGATACCATCGAAGCCGAGGTCCATCATGCGCTTACCACTCGATGTGTTGGTGAGCGGGATGGTCAGCTTACTGCGAACAGCAGCACGATACAGTCTGTAGTGATTGCGACCAGCGATGATCACTTTCGGACGCTCTGTGCCCTGCTTGAGGTCTAGCAACACATCGTCATAAGCTTCTTCGATGTTCGTTGCGTTGAGTGTGCCTGCGAAGTCGTAGCTTGACGACCTCCATTGCACCTCTGTCGCACGATCAACGCCAGCAAGACTACCCGTAGTCGGATCGTCAGGCACCAAGAGTGCAAGACCGTTCGGATCATTACCACCACCAAAGCCGTACAGGTACATCGAGAACTTCTCCTTGATGCTCATCTCAAGAGCTTCAAGTTTACCCTGCAACAGCTTCACAGCCGCTTGCTCACCTTTGTTCTCATCCTCCTCCTGATTGGAGATGATGACAGTACCGGCGATACGTGACCAACGGTACTCGAGTTTGATGAACTCTTGCGTCTGTACCACTGGCAACTGGTCATAGTACTGATAACTGCCAACAGTCGGATTGCGTCCGGTGAGCAGTGGATTGGTGATGTTGTATCCACTGGGTTCGTTCTCAATCCTATCACGTGCGAAGCACCATGCCATGAGTGCATTGCTTTGCATCGCAGCGACAATCAACTTCTTCCTGCTACGCTCAACAGTCGTAGCGAGGACGTTCTGGAGTACAGGCATCTGCCATGTGTCCTATTTGGAGTTAAGCTCCGTGAAGACAGCCGATGCAATGTCGCGCCAAGGCGTGTTGCTGCGGAAGTCACCACGTTGGTTGCTATTCATAGACGTTGAGCTACCGCCGTTAGGACTAACACCGCGCATATCACCCGGTGTTGACGCACGTCTACCACCACCGTTGCGTTGGCGCTTCATAGCAGCCTCAATCTGCGGACGGAGTGGTGAAGTGAAGTCCATACCTCGACGTTCTACCCAACTACGTAGTTCAAAGTACGCACGCTCTGGTGTAAGACCATGCTGTTGAACTAAATTGCTGATTTCTACCCCATGCGTTTCAGCATGCGGGTGTTGCTGCACGAAGTTCTCCATTTGCACTTGAGCTTGCTCTTGGATGCGTTCGTGTTGCTGTCGCTGCTTAGCAGCTTGCTCTACTGGACCTAAACGACGGTCAAGTTCGTTGGTGATAACACGTGCGTTGATCTGTGGTACTGCATCGTGGCCGAGAATGTCCTCCATCGTCGCACCGGCAGCAAGCACGCGTGCAATGATGTCACGGACGGCGAGAATTGGGTTGCTCTCAGCCATAGCACGCAGTTGCAACGCCTCTTGTGCCATCTGCGGCGACAAGTTGTGCTGTTTCATCACCTGATCAATGCCTTGGTAGGCCTGCAGGTGCTGTTGCATCGCCTTTATCTGGCGTGCTGACTGATTTGCTGCATACTGTGCGCGATTGAGGTTGTAAGCTAGCTGCTTTTCACGTCTAGTAGTCGCAACAACCTGTCCATTGCGGTCAAGTAGCTCACCGTTTGGCCCTTTGCGAGGTTTGTCTGTGAAGAGTTGGTCTTCTTTACCTCGTTGCTGCGGCGAATGACGATCACTGCCGGTTTCCTGTCGTGATCCGTCACCTTTATCACTACTCTGACCATCTTCAACACCTTGCGGATGACTGATAGGCAGGTCTAGCTGTTGTCCTTCACCACTATCGCCACCTTCGTCTCCACCTTGAGGCTTCTCAGTGATGCCGAAGCTATCACCGACAGCAGTCATAAGGTCTTTCTCTTCACCGGGCATTATAGCCTCCACGTGTTAGCGGTTAATCTTGCCACAATCAGCGCAACGCCAGAATACGGATTGCTTATCGTAGTCAATGTCACCACAACACCAACCAGACCAGCATCTCAAACCCCACCAGTTGCGCCAATAGCGTAGCTTCGTCATGCAACAGCACCTTGTTGCATCTGTTGTATCATCTGCGTCGCTATTTCTGCAACGCTCTTACCACGTGCGAGTTGAATACCTAGTTGTTGCTTGATTTGAGGCGGCATACCATCGATGAGACCTGCAACTTGCTGCACTATCTGCGCAATGTTGTCAATCTCCATACCACCGCCACCTTGACCACCACCACCTCCGCCACCTCCGCCGCCTTGCGCACCTTGTTGTCCTTGTGCGCGTGCCTTCATCGCTTCAATGACCATCTGTTGACGGCGATCTTGACCTTGTTGTGCGCCTTGCTGATCTTGCTGCTCAGCTTGCTGTTCGTCAGGACTTGGACCTGATGTCTCCTTCATGATGCCTTTGTATATCAACTCCCAGTCTTCACGGCTGACAACTACATTGTCGAACGCCTGCGAAAGAACTTTGAGGGCAACAACAGCAGCAATAGGAGTTGCACGAGTAAATTGACCAATGATTTGGGAAATCTGTAAGGCTTGTTCCTTCTTTGCGCGTGACGTAGGCTTAAGAGTACTACCACCGACAACACGCGGAGTAAACAAACGGCGAATAGACTTCGCATCAAGCTGTTCCCAATCTGCCGCGAGTTTGTCACCCAAGATGATGGCGACTTCTTCCTTGCGCATGAACTGCAAACACATCTGTGCTGTTAGCCACAACACTGTGCCAACGCTATCCTCGATAGCATCCATCTTCTCATCAGCGCGTGTTTGTACTTGGCTCTCGTAGCTCTCAATCGCACGATTGGTGGTGTTTGTCTTATACTCTACACCACGCTGCACAGATGCTACACCTGACAGACGGTCTATCGCTTCCATCGTCGGCTTCTTGTCGAAGAACTTCATCGCGTCTGCGGATGGTGGAAGTAAGGGACCTAAGATGTCCGATAGCTTCTTGCCTTCAGGTAGATCGACACCAATCACGTTCGTGTCTGTTGTACCATTGATGAGGCTCTCCAACACGGAGCTATCTTTGAGTGAGTTCTTGTCGAAGACGACCTTACCTGCGGCGAACTTGCGTACTTTGGCCCACTCGTTGTTTATGATGTTGATGTCATCTTGTTGGTCGAGATAATATGTAACTTCACCTTTGGCGTACATCGTAATGGGATCAGTATGGAACTCCATTGGTACAACAGTAAAGAACTGGTCAAGTGCATAAGGATCATCCCAGACCCAAAGAGGATAGCACCAGTCGTTGCAGTTGTATAACTCCACTCGTCTAGTAACTTTGTCCCAGACATAGACCACCTTTGTCATTTGTGCAGCTAAGAACGAGCGTTGATCTGCGTAGCCGTACTTGCTGTACTCCGAGGTGGAGTATGAGAAGAGTTGGAAGTTGTCTGTCTGACCACGTTCACCTTGATCTGGCGATACACCAGATCAAGGTGAACG